ACTCACGGTGCTTGACACGCACCCTCCCATCACCAGAAGGTGAATAGGAAAGAGAGGGTGCGCCAGTACGGGTCTTCGCTTCCTTGGCAATGGGAGCTACCTTGACTGTGCGAGTAGAACCGCTCGCACGAAGAGCCGGTCGCAGTCCACGAGAACGTGAACGGGACCGAGAAGATCTTGACCGAGATCGACGGGCCTTTCTTTGGGCAGTAGGCATCTGCACTCGCTTAGTAGTTCTCTTGAAACATATTTAATTCAGGATCGGCGGTCATTTCAAAGGCCGTCCCTACGTCACAGAATCAGTATCCTTTAGGGCAAACACTGATCAATAGAGCCTAGATAAGCCCTCCCTTGAAAACGACATGCATTCCTTCCCCACACCTGTAACCTAGCGGGGAATTTAACAGACGATCATGTCGAGTTGGTGATTTAACTTGTGACTGCGAGAACCACCGCAGTGGTACGTAAGTGTACCAACCTCCGATAGGTTTAACCACACAACCCCGGACAAGTAGGAGTTTAAAGACATCCCGGTCTAAGTAGGAAATTAATTCCAAAAACCACGCACCAAATCCCATTCCATATCAACGGAACGGGTTGGCAATTCCCATTTTGAGAAACGATCTTCCCAATAATGTTGCATGGCTACGCTCATCCCAAACGCCCGCTCAAAAGAAGCACGCGCACAATGCTGAACAGGGGATGGGCGCATGACCCGCAATTCTTTCATACCGAATTTCCGCATCTCTAAAACTGCGCGGAAATATGAACCTGACGTGTCGTGCCTGAGGATCTTCTTAACATCCCCGACTCGAATACACGCAAGTGCAAATGACTGTAGCACTGGGATTCCCAAATTCAAAATCGTCTCACAAACACCGATAGTGGCCAACCGGTACTTGAGATCATACGAAGTGAGTTTTGACCACTTGTACGAGGACAGGACAGTTGCGATCACTTTCTTGTAATCGCGAACCATCTTGTACTGACCATAACGAAATTCAACAGGTTTCGATTGACAAAATTCGATGTCCTCAAATCGCCTCACTATACCCTCAACCTTCATGTCGATACCAAATATCGCATAGAAGGGAGTAATAAGTGGGGAGAGAACCGCAGAATGCTGGTCCTCACTGAAAACAACACAATCGTCGCCGTCAAGCAAAACAGTCCAGTCGTATTCGCCGATCTGAACAGTGGGAAAATCCGGAATCACCTCCCTAACAATATCACCAACGTTATGGGCATTGATGCATGCTAATCGAAAAAGTGAATGAAGCATCCACATCACCATATTGGCTGTGAGTGAAGTGTCCATCACACCAGACATCAACATGCCGGCCACCTTGAGTTTAATACCACAGGTGTCGGCATATTTTGGATTGATGTAGAATGGTATAATGCGTGCCAAATGGGCACGTGCTTCATGGGACAACATGTGCATGTACATCTTAAACTTTGCACCGTGCAACTCTTTCCGTACATGAGCATCGAAACGAGAAGCATCAAGCATATAAGCGACAGGGTGATTGAACCTGTCGTATGCGGATCGTAAGGCTGTAGCGCGTTCTGTGGTGTTTAGGCCTTTCATAAACACACGCTGGTGGGCAGGGGTAGACAAAGCAAATCCACG